CGCATGCCGCTCCTGATGTCAGCGCGAAACCGCAGCCATACCCGGTGCGTCAGTGTCACCAGATCGGACCCCGCCCGCTCCTCGCCGGTCTCGCCGAGCGGCTCGATCTGCGCCCAGAGCGAAGCCACCGCTTCGAACGTGACATCCGCCCCGCCCTGCCCGTCCGCCAGCTCGACCGGCCGCTCCAGCACCAGCCGCGCGCTCATCGCGCCGGGATCGAGAACCACCGCCCGCATCAGAGCCGCCTCATCAGAAACGGCGCAATCAGCCGGTCATAGCCATCAGGAATATCCGCCGGCTGATCGGCCGCCGGAACAGCGCCGCGAAAGGCAAACATCTGCGCCACATGCATCAGCATCCCCCGCTTCAGCACATCCGGCACCGCGGCCCCGCTCTCGCCGAACCCGGCCGAAAAATCGATCTCGATCCCGTTGATAGCGCGCGGCACACCCTCGCCGCGCTTCAACAGCAACCGCGCCGGCCGAGCCCGGCAGTCGAGCACATGCCCTTCCAGCGGCCAGGAAACCTCCTCGCCACCGGCATCGTAAAGCGTCACGCTTTCAATCGCTTGCACCGGCCCCCTGGCAATCTGAATCACCCCATCTTCAGGCAGTGAATCAAGATAGAGCCGCCAGGTCTGGCTGATCAGACAAAGCCCGCTCACCCGCTCCAGATGCTCCCGCGCCACGGAGATCAGCGAGCCGAGCAAAACATCCTCGTCCGCCCCATCCAACCGCAAATGCGCCTTCACCTCCCCAAGCGCCAGCACCTCCGCCGACGGCGGAGTGATCAATGCATAGGTCATCGGACATTCCTTTTTGAGATGTAACTGTTGTGGAGAGCGTTCCGCCAAACGCGACCCTCATCCCTGTGCCCGTCACAGGGATCCAGCGCACCCAAGTCCTTGGGTGCGGAAGACTCTCTTAAATGGGTCATCCACCGCGCAGACGCGCGGTGGCCTCGATTCCTGTGACATCCCGTGGGCGCAGCCCTAAGGGCACAGGAATGAGGGCGGTGGATGGGGTGGCCAACACAAATTGGCATCCTCACCCTGAGCCCCCTCATCCGACCCTTCGGGCCGCCTTCTCCCCGCTGGGGAGAAGGGAAATGCGGAGCGCACCGCGAGTCCCCTTCTCCCCGGCGGGGAGAAGGTGCCGGCAGGCGGATGAGGGGGCCACACCCACAGCGCCCAACCAACTATTCGCTATTCGCTATTCGCTACTCACTATTCGCTACCAACTACTAACTCACCCCAAACTTCACCAGCTTGATCGCCTCGAAATTCTGCACCCCGCCGCCGACCGCTGCTGTGTGTATTGCACACATTGCGTTAAGGCGGGCGCGATATGCTGAAACGAACGGAGAAAGCGATGCCGATCAAAGCATATTCCTACATTCGAATTTCATCGAAAGAGCAGCGAAAGGGACGAGGCGAACAGCGACAGCTAGAAGCGGCCCAAGAATACGCTGCCAAGCACGGACTGGAACTCGATGACAGTCACCGCGACCTTGGCAAGTCAGGCTTTCATGGCGATCACATCAAGACCGGCGCACTAGGTGGCTTCCTCGAACTCGTCGCAGAAGGCAAAGTCGCAGTAGGCTCCTACTTGCTGGTCGAGAACTTGGACCGACTTTCTCGACAAGCACCAATCGACGCACAAGCGCAGTTCATTGCCATCCTGCAAGCGGGTATCAAGATCGTCACGCTGATGGACGGTCAAGTTTACGAGCGTGGCCGCGACTTCACGCAAATGATTATCTCGCTGACCATCATGAGCCGTGGTCACGAAGAAAGTGCGCGAAAGTCTTACAACAGCAAGAAAAACGCGGATGCGCTGCGCAGGGACATGCTTGCTGGCCTTCCTCGCTTTCAACCTGCATGCGTTGGCTGGATCGATCAAGAGCGCATTCCTGGCAGTAAGGATTGCCTGTTCAGGCTGAATGATCACGCGAAGACCGTACATCGTATTTTCGAACTTGCTGACCAAGGCGTCGGCCCGTTGCGAATTGCCCGCATCCTCAACGATGCGAACACACCGCCGTTGAAGGCTATCGGCACAAAGTGGTGGGAAACGACTGTTGTACGCATTCTCAAGAACGAGACGGCTATCGGCACGCTACAGGTCAACGACACCGTGAATGGCAAATTGGTCCCGATTGGAGAGCCAATCAAAAACTACTATCCCGCTGCTGTCAGCGAGGAACTGTTCTGGCGGGTGCAACGAAATAAGCCGAAAGCGGCAACTCGTGGCCGTAAAGGAACGAAGTTTGCGAACCTGTTCCCGACAATTACCCATTGCGTGCATTGTGGTGGCGGTCTTGGATTGGTCAGATCAACCAAGCACGACTATCAATATTACCGCTGCAAACGCCGTTATGAAGATGCCAATTGCCCCGGCCCTTCTGCTCTGTACCCATACAATGCGCTTGAAGCCGCCGTACTCGACCATGTAACCGATTTCCACCTCGACAGTGATCTGTCTCGGAGAAGTGGCACAACGCCGCGTGACGAACTTGTGCAGTCTATTGCGAAGCTCGAAACCGAACTAGCCGACCTGACGAGCCGTCGCCGCAATATCCTAAGTATGGCGGAAGTGGTGGAGACAGACGAAGACAGAGCGGACCTGCAAACAACGCTTCGCGAGTTGCGACCTAAAACTGACCGCGTTCGAGCTGAGTTAAATGAGCGGCAAGCCGAACTTGCGGAGATCGATGACAAGCGCAGCAAAATGACTGACGTGTCCGACATGATCGCTGCCGAACGAGCCCTATGGAAGACCGGGACGGATGAGGAAATCTTCATCAGCCGAAGCAAGGTTGCTCGTGCACTGGCCAACTTCATCACGCTTGTTACGGTGGATTTCGACAATCAGGCTGCGATTATTGAAGTCGCAGGCGGCGCAAAAGGCTATGTTTTCGACCGTGATGGCAGCTTGATTGATCTTCTCGACATGACGGATATGCCTTTCGAGGCATTCGAGGGCAACTTGAAGGTCGATGGGAAATCGCAGGCAACGATTGCACAGGCGAAGTCGTCCTACGAGTTGATCAAAGCTGCCAATCGTTAGATCAGCAGCCCGACCGCCCACATCGCATCAACCTGTTCCGGCGTAAGGCCGAGCACAGTAGCAATGCGTACGAGCGTCGGAGAAAGTCGTTCAAACTCGGTGGCATATTCCCACTCCGTCTGTGTCTCTTCCTTCTCAAGTCCATCCGGCATTGCCGCGATTGCTGCATCGATCGATGCAATCGAAATTGAATTGCGGATCAGTGCCAAGCGCAGAGCGCGTGCGGACAACGGCGGCATGTCTGCGCGCAACTGATCCTGTGTCGGTGCTACGTACGCCGCGATTGGCTGACCCTCGCGCATGATGCGGATCATCAAATCGATATGCAGTTGTTCAACGTCTTGGGGATCGACAGTCGTAGGTATCCAGCCCCATTTCGGATGCTCAATCTCACAATTGATGCGCAAGCCGTCTGCATCCGCATATTCGAGATTGCGATACGCGACAGTCTGCGGATCAAAGAAGTTCGTATTGCCGATAATTGTCGATGGTTCGTCTGAAATGATTTCCATTATGATACCCTTAGCCAAATTGCGTAATAGCGACGACCGGGACCGATATGGCCCATGCAGCGCCAAGTGCCTGCAAGCGAATTACCGCTTTCGTAGTTATCGCCAGACTGAGTGCCGCCCGTGGTCAAACTCGCTCCGTTGACCACCGATCCGAACGGCCATGTCGCTGTCGATGAAGTTAGAATGCCGAACATGTAGGTGCCGATGGTGCCAGCGCCGAGCAGCGATGTACCGGTACTCGCGATGTTATCGAGGTCGAGTAGGTGACTGTGACCCGTTGCCGTGACCGAGTTGCCCGATGCACTATTCAGAACAAGTGGAGTTCCGAGCGTGATCGATCTACTTGCGGTAAAATCTCCACCGCCAGTGAGGCCATTACCGGCGATAATGCCACGCGCATTGGGAACCGGAGTGTAACCGATATACGCGAACATATCCGCTTGGGTCAGCACCAAGTCATGAGTGTGTGACGTTGGCGAAACGAGGTTTGTCGAAGATGAAGTGATCGAGGAAGGTGTACCGAGTGTGATCGTTCGGTTTGCAGTGAGATCACCACCACCGGTTATACCGTTGCCAGCGGTGACAGAACGGCTTGTCTGTACGAGACCAGTAAGATCAATGCCGCTGATCTTGGCAGCGTTGACGTTCGTAATACCTGCGCCGTTGCCAGTGAGCGTTGTCGCGTTGACCGTTCCAGCCGTTACAGTGCCGGGGAAAGCTGCATCTGCCGAAATGCCATCTACGCGGAAGTTCGATCCGTCATAGTAGACACGCGTTGACTGACCAGCGAGAATATCACCGGCAGCAAGCGCGGTTCCGTCGTCACGCAACAGCGACTTCGCGCCGAGCGCATTGATATTCAGCGTGCAAGCGCCAGTATTCGTCGCATGCGGGAAGAACGAGATGTACTTACCTTTGACGTAGCTCGGAGCGGCTTGCGCGAAAGTCACCACATATGCGGATGCCGTACCGGTCGAGGTGTAAATCGCATTTGCTTCTTCCCAGCCGCGCTTGATAGCGCCCGACATGCTGCGGATTTTCGCTGCTAGTTTGTTCGGAGAGTTACCATCGGCAAATCCAAGTGGCGAAATGGCAGTGTTTGCCTCGTCCACTGGATTCCATGTGCTTGCAGAAATATCTGCCATATCGTCACCACCTTGTTCTTATTGTTTTTGGTGTGGCTTCCCGGTCGTTGCCGGGGTCCATTATTTAATCGTTTTTGCTGTTTTGGCCCTCGTATCCGATGGCATTGAAGTAGTCGTTGATCGCCGTGCGCAACGATGCATCGTTGGTTGTCTGCGCGATTGTACGAAGCTTGCTAACGTGTGCTGGCAGACCACCTTTTTGCATCTGTGCTTTTGGAATATCCGCGAGCCAGTTGACGGTTTCTGGGCTTGTCAGAAGCTTGGATTGGTAGCCACGATAAGCAGCATTCGCGACTTTACCGCCGACTGCGATTGCAAAGCCTTTCGGTCCAGCCAGTGCAGCACCAAGCAGCGTGTTACGGTCAAACGGGTTCATCTCTTGCAAAACGCTTGAATGGTTCTGCGTATTCGAGTGGTTCGCGTACTTACCGTAATCCTTCAGCGTTTTGCTGACACGAACGAGACGTTCAACACCGTCACGATATTCGGAGCCGCTAGCGCCGAATAAAGTGTCCTTTGCTTCCGGTGCCATCTTCTCGTAGCCCTTCAAAAGAGCAGTGCCTGAGAAGTCGCCGTTTGCATCTGTACCCATGCGACGCAACACGGTCTTGCCAAGCTGATCCCAATGCTGCTGACCATTCTCGTGAACGATCTGGCCTTTGAGATTGTTCAAGCGCTGACCGCCATCCTTTGCACGCGTCATGACGAAATTGTACGCGGTGTCTGCATCCTTATTCAGCAACAGCGATGCGTCGGAGCCCTTACCGAAACCTGTCTCCGGGTCTTTGTACGTCTTGTAGTACTCATTGGCAGTCTTCCACGCTTGCATTGCTTCGGGGCTGCTAGCGTTAGCCGTTGCAGCCATGTCGTCGCTCAGTGCGCTTCTGAGTGTCTGCAAATGCCCTTTTAGAACCGGATCAATGTTCGGATTTGCAAGCGTTTCACCTAGCGAAGTACGTGCCTGCTTCAGCGTGCTAAAGTTGGTGCCGTTGTCGATGTCTTTGACGATTGCCTCCGCGTGCTTAATCGCCTTGTTGACTTGAGGGCCTTCTGTCAGCTTCGCGCTGTTCGAAAGGTTCTCACGTCGCTCATGCAAATCAGCCAATGCTTTGCGGCTTGCATCGCCGCGTGCTGGCGTGTCAGCGGTGAGCTTACCAACTTCGTCATAGAGGCTGCTGGACTTTGCCTTGTGTGCGTCTCGCACCGCGTTAGCCTGATCTACGAGTGCCTGACCAAGCTCGGATTTCGAATTTGCAGCACCATCAGTGAGACGGTCAAATTCGCCACCCTGCTTGGTGAAGGCATCATCGATGCGAGATTGGATGACCTTGCCGCTGCTTGTCGGCAGCAAAGCGTTTTCCTTCAACGCTGCTCGCTCCGAACCAGACACCATGCCCGCTGTCGGCTCTGCGCCTAGATCGCGCAAATCCTGCACCCGCTGACGAACCAATGCCGGATCATCTGCCTTACCCACAACAGCACGTCCGAAACGACCTGGACCTGCTGCGGCTGCTTCAAGAGCCTGCCCGCTCAACTTAGGAAACTGCGTCTGACCGAACCCGAATGTGCCAGCGAATTCAAGCGAGCGGCCTAGACCTTCTTCGCTAAGCGGGTCAACCTTGCCTTCCATCGCCTCACCCGGCAGCATGATCGCACGCTTAACAGCGCCCATGATACCGGCATCGCTGTCGAAGTGCCTACTACCATCGGCAAACGTCGAGAACGGTAGGATCGAGCCTTCATAGGTTTTCTTCAACGGCTCAGGTGTTGGAGGCAGNGGGTTNTCTTCCTGCACAGGAANNCCCATCGGAGCCAGCACAGGCTTTTCAACCGGCTTTGCTTCTGCCGGCTTTTCTTCCGACTTCGCTGATTCCGCTGGAACGTCCCATTCCATGTCCCACGGATTGACTGCTTTGCCTTTAGGAGCCGGTGCGGACTTCTTCTTGTCGTCTTCAACGTCCCATTTCATATCCCACGGATTAGCCAAACATGCCTCCTCGACCGCCGCCCATCAGTTGAGCCAGCAGCAGCTTCTTTCTCATTTCATCGATGCTTGCGCCGCCAACGACACCGCCCTGCTGTCCACCGATGCCACCACCAAACGTGATCGTGTCGGTTGGGCGTGCTTGAATTTCTACAGGCGGAGCAGAACCACGGCGGGCTTGTCCCTGTACAGCAGCGGCTTGAACTTGCTGGTTGCTAGCTTGATCTTGCTGCTGAGACATTTCAGCCATCGCGCTAAACGCCTTCAGGCCTTTGTTCGTGTCCATGCCCATGATGCTGTCGATTTTGCCGAGGCCGAGCTTTTCACCGAGACCACGCTCAACGACTTTGCCGTCGTCACCGACAACCTGCTTCGGAGCACCCGAACCGAACTTGTTTTGGATAAAACTCAGGATGCCATCGTGATACGGCTTTCCGCTTCCGACTTTGTAGCGGTTGTCGGATTAGAGCCAGCAGCGACTACCTCTGCGACTGGATCGATTTTGCCGGGAACGGCAGGACCGATATAATCGTCATTGTTCTTCGGCAGTTCAGTGCCGTTATACGCGGCCTTCAACCAATCCGGCGCATTGTCACCTTTACCACCAGCACCCCAAACACCCGGATTGCCCATGCCGATATGCATGGAGCCCTGTCGCATGTAGTTGGGGCCAGCACCGAAACCGGTGATACCGGCGGCTTTACCCTGACTGACGATATCTTCGAAGATCGGCAAGTCATCGGGATTTGACCAGTCCAAGCGACGACCGTCCTTGTAGAAGAAAACGTCCGCTGCATTACCGTGATCGTGACGTGTGCTGCCGGTTCTAGCGCCGCCTTCTGCTGCTGTTGGCTGACCACCTGAGAACACGTCCATCGAAACGCCAAGGTTCTTCAAGTAGGCCAGACGTTTGATCAGGTCAGGATCGAGGACGCCGCTACGTGTGGCGTTCTGATTGTTGTAGGTGATGTAATCGACCACTGTTTACCTCGTCCCGTTTGCCGGGATCTCGTTCTTAACTTTGAGTGAAGCCCGTTAGAGAACGGGCTCGTAGTTGTTTTTATCGTTTGGATTTCCGCCCTTGAAACGGACCTGTTTGCCCTCGTCCGTGGTGAACACGTCACCGGCCTTTGGAGGCTGTCGCTTGTTGTAATCCTTCGGCTCGGTGACGATCTTCGATGAGTTGATGCCCTTCGAATTCGCAATGTCCGTGTACTGCGTGTTGAGTTCTTCCATCTTGCCGCGTTCCTTTTCGTAAAGGTCTTTCGCGGCACCAACGAACTCAGTGCGCTGACCGTCTGTTAGACGCTCACCGTTCAACAGCTTGTTGTAGAGGTTCGAGACGTAGGTCGGGACACCAGACGCGTTCTCGGCGGTAGCGAATTCGCCTTCACGAACAACGCTGCCCGGATCGAGCATCTTCATGTAGCCGTAGATGATGCCAAGATCGCCAGCACCGGTATTGCGTGCTGCACCGGACTGAATACGTTCGAACGAGCCGCGCACTGCGGTATAGTTCTTGTAAACCGGGTTGCCCTGATATTCCTTGCGCAAGTCCTGCTCGTTCTTGAAGTCGTTTTGCGAGACAGTGCGGGCATCATCAGCAGCCTTGTTATCAGCGGCAACCTTCGCATTCTGCTGTGCGGTTTTCGCCGGATCGATGAAGTCAGGATGATCCTTGCCGAAGTTGTAGTTGGTGATATCGCTCGTCGTTTCGAACGGCGCTTCACCAGCCTTACGGCCCGATGACTTTGCTTCCTCAATGTCGCGCTGACCCTGCACAAAACCGGGCAACGGCACGTAGGATTGCTTGCTAGAGTCCCAACCAAATCCCTTGTCGGCCATTTGATTGTCCATGTAGTGCATCTGCGTGTAGGCTTTGCCCGCGAGGTCATCGTTTCCGAGCTTCGCAAGACCAACATAAAGACGCTCGTTCTTGGAACGCTCACTGTTGATATTGGCCGCGACGGCATTACCCGGTGCGGGAGCATCAGACGACGGAGAAGACGAACCTGTTTCGAGAACAGGAGGCGTCGAAGAACCAGAGCCACCACCGAACAATTCGTTGATCAGTGCCTTTTGCTGCTCTGCTGCTGCGAGTTTTTGTTTGCCAGCCGCGACCTGGGCCTTCTTGTATTCCAAGTCTGCCTGATCCTGACCGTACTGGGTGTAAGCCTTGTTGCCCTGTCCAATACCAAAACCGAGACCACCAAGAGCACTCGCCGCTGCCGGGTTCGTGCTTGGCGCGTTATATGCGGCCATCGCAGCCCCCATCTGAATGAGGCCGTTCGAGAGTGCATCCTGCTTGTCGGGGTCTTCTTGGAATAGACGAGCAAAATGCGAGCCATGACGCTCGTTACCCTGATCGTCCTTGCTGCTGAAAAAGCTTGCAATCGGGTTACGCTTCTCCGGTTCAGGTGTAACACCCATCGGTGTAAGCGCTGGCGGCATATCAGGACGGGGAGTTGGCACAGGAGCCATACCGCCGTTACCTGCAAATGCCTGTTTTAGAAGTTCTTGCCAATCAATAGCCATCTGTGGCCTCCCCTATTAAAGCAGACCCAAGAGCGACGTGAAGATACCCAAGCCCTGCATCGCCGAGTTATTATAAACCGGCGTCGTCTGGTTCGAATAACCGCCACCATTCAGGATGTTGGTGAAGTTACCGAGGTTCGTAAGTTGCTGCTGTTGCTGCTGCTCGTAGCGCTGGATCGTATTGTTGAGAATGTCCTGATTACGCGTGTCCTGCGTCTGACCAACCTGACCAAGAACACTCGAACCAAGCAGGCCGTTCGTATACTGATCAGCGGCCATGCCAGCGCCTTGAAGCTGCGTGTTCGCCTTGTTGATACCGTACTGGTTCAAGCCGTTTGCAGCGTCGTTGCGAACGCCCTGCTGACCAAGCGAAGCCTGTGACAAAGCATTGCCCGCGTTGATCTGGTTCTGCGTGCCGGTGTTGATGAAGTTGCCGTATGAATTAGCCGCATTCTGCTGCGCTGCTACGTCCGCATTGTACTGGTTGGACCACATATCGGTTGAGGCTTTGCTCATCGCATCCGCTGCGGTCGATTGCGCGTTATTCAGCTGCGAGGCGAAAGCGTTGGAGCCTAAACGGCCAGCACCAGCGGCAGCACCGCTAATTGATGGCAGAGTAACGTTTCCAAGCTGATCCGCGATCTTCTGCGTTGTGTTTTGAATGTTCTGCGCGAGATACGGATTGTTACCGATGTTAGCGCCGCTGGCCGTCTGCTGGAGATATGCAAGCGCCGGATTAGCCTGCGCTGCCGAGCTTACAGCGCCATTCAGCGCACCCATGCCCGCGTTATTGTATTGCGTTCCCGCTGCTAGGGCATTTGCGCCGGTCGGATCAAAAGCGGAGCCGTTCGTGATCGCTGTTGTCGCGTTCTGCCCTGCCTTGATTCCAGCGGAGTTTGCAGGATTGCTTGCGTATGCGATCTGCTGCGCTTGGCTGTCTTTTGTCGCTTGTGATTGATTAGCGACGGTCGAGCCTTCCCATTGCTTAGGTGCGCCGTCTTTGATCAACTGATTGTATTGAGAGTAAATGTCAGTGAGATACGGCTTTGCGCCGTTCCACGGCTCTACCTTAGTTGTTGTTTCCTTCGGTGTACTCGCCATCGATCAATTCCTTAAAATATACGTTGCTGAAATCTCCGTCTTGTTCGACGATCTGAAATCCGAGTGCGGGCAGTCGCTTCTTCCAAAGTGCTCGTCCAATTCCGAGCAAACCCGCGCAATTATGCTTCCGTGCGTAAGCTTCTAATTCGCCAACACCCGCTGCAATTTCGGGCATTGCTTTTCCTCTTTCGCCGCCGATCAAAAACAGGCAGCAAACTCGCTTTTCATTCCACGTTGTGATGCTTGTTACGCACGCTGCATTGTCCGTGACCCACAATTGGTGATCACGTTCAACAAGACCTTTTAGGATGTCGGGAAACGAAATATCGTTGTTTGTGTAAGCGTGTGCGGAGACCAACCAAGGAAGAACTCTAACGATTTCGACGTTGAATTCTTCTGCTGTGTCGATCTTCTTGACTGCCATTACACTCCGTTGATTGCGTACCCGAACTTTCTATCTGCTGCTGTTGTGTTAGCGTGCGTTATCGTGAAACTGCCCGTTCCCGGCACAACGTATGTGGATGCAACTGCAAGCGCCGCGTTCGCTGTCATAGGTGACAGGACAACGACGCTGTTAGGTGTACATTTTCCGTTGATTACGACCGTGCTTGTTGCGTTTATGGTCAGCGTAAGCGTTCCAGTTAGGTTCGAGATTTGGCGAACTATCTGTTCCAGTGCGACGCGCAGTGCGTGATCGTCTTTGAGGTTGCTAGGAAGCTGCATTATTTACCTCCAACCCGCGCTGTGAGCGTCGGTTTGAAGTTTGGTTGCACTTGCCCAACCATTGCTGAGTTGCACGCGAAAACGCATGTAACGAGCGGTGTCTCGGAAGTATGCGAAGCCCGTTTGATCATGAACGGTCTTCGGCTGTGTCCACGCCAATTCGCCGTTTGGACGATCACGGTAGCCAATGCTGACCACTGCTGAACCGTCCACGCCATCGAACAGCGGTCTAACCGCCTTGATCGTTGCGCGATCACCCTGCGTTTGCGGGTTCATCTGGCGAAGTACGTTGATTACGTCTTGCTCGCCTGTCTCGATTGTTGCTGGAAGCGGATCACCACCGAATACCCAGATCGAGCCGTCTTGCTTCATGGCCCAGAGCATCGCGTTACCACCAGCCCATAGCGGACTGTCGAAGCTTGCCGGGACGTTTTCGATTGTGCCGAACACGTCGAGCTGCTCGATTGTCCAAGGCAGCGAAAGGGAGTTGAACACGAAATCGGCTGTGGCATCTGCGATTGTCCAGTCGCCGGTCATGTAGTTGTAGATGAGCATTCGGTCAGGCACGCCATCCAGCGCAGCAGTGCTCATGTACGACCAGTAAATCAGCTTCGCACGAGGATCAGCCGCAACAGTCATCCACTGGTACTGACTGGTGTCCACGCTGTTCAAGAAGAATTGGTCGATCTTACCGTTGCCGATCGATGCCGTCTGACCGCTTACGCCGTCCATGACGTAGAAGCCATCATTGGCGATAAAGTAGGTCATGCCCTCGACGGTGATCACGCTCTGGCTAACAGCGCAGCCCTTAGACTTCGCAACCGGGTCGAAGCGGAACCAGTACGGATATTCCGTGTAGGTCATCTTCACGATGCCCTGCTCCATCAGCAGCCAGCCGATTTCGCCACCGACGATGCCTTGGCACGCGCCGAGACCGTAAACGTCCTGAAAGTCCGCGCCGGTCGACTGTGAGAATGTCCAACTGTCAGGCAGGCCAAGGCCAGACCAACGAATGCGGAAAGGCACAGCGCCATCTAAAGCGTCGTAGGTGTTGCCGATAACAACGAAGTCCTTGATCGTTGCGATGTGACGCGCCTTGACTAGCGTTGTCAGGTTCGCGAACTGAATATCGATGTTCCTATCGATGAACTGGATTTCGTCGCTGTAGTTGGTGAAATACACGCCGGAGCCGTACTGTGTAGATTCCCAGCGCTCACCGTCTGCCGTGGCATATCCAGCGGCACGGCTGATATCCTGCCAATTGCTCGTCGCCGGATTGATCTTGTAAAGCTTCCCCTTTGAGCCTCCGTAGACCTTCGCATTGCCCAACTTGTCCTTGCCTACCGAAGTCCCGAGCGGGCGCGAAGTCATGCTAGCGGTAGCGTAATATGGCTTTGCTGCGAGCAACGGCTGATACGTGACAGCGCCCTGCTGAGTGCCAGGTGCAGCAACTACGTTGTAGGCTGTGACGACACCCGGATTGTTCAAGTCGGGTGCATCAGGAAGCCAAGAGCCGAGAGCGCTATCAAGGAGCATACGGGTTGCCTCCATTGATAATGATCGTGTTGCCGCTCTGCGTAACGCGCTTGTGGTCCTCTGTGACCTTGCTAAGCGCTTCGCCTAGTGCCTGCTTCTGCCCTGCCTCGGCCTGAGTGTTTTGACGCCAGTGGAAAGCGCGGGCCAAACTCGCATGCAGGTAGACCGGCGCAAACTTCTTGAGCAGCCAGTTTTGTGTTGCATCGCTCGAAAGCGGGACCGGGGTCGCGTAGTAGGTAAGTTCGACGGAATGGCTTGCAGCGGGATCGAGACCTGTAAACGCCAGCTCGTCGCCCACTTGCGCATATCCGATTTCACCCGGCAGCAATGTCGCCTGATAGATGCTGACCTGTTTGGGGGTGATACCGTCAACGCGGATGCGGCGGATTTCCGCAACATCATCGGGCAGTTCAACGGAGTTATCCGTGACCGCCAGCGTGGCAGTCGTTTCCATCTTGTAATGCTTGAGGAGCGGAAACACGTCGCTCTCTGCTAGGCTGATGAAAAGAGCAATCGGATCGGAGGAGGAAATCTCAGGAGCCCAATCAACAATCGCAGCCTGCAAGTCGTCATAGTTGGAGATCGGCATTAGACCCTCCAAGTGTTTGTGCGGAACTTGGCGTTATCCGGGTCGTTCAGCATGCGGTTGA